CAAGCGCAACGTCGGCAAGGAAGCCGCGGAGACGATGGCCCGCACGCTGGGTGGTCGTGTCGTCATGCCCGACATGGCCGGGCTCGTGACCAATGGCGGCGACGACTTCAACGACATGGCCAAGGAGCTCGGAATGGCCGATGTCGCGGCGCTGTTCACGGCTCCCGCGCAAGCGGCGTCCGATGATGCCCCCCTGCCCTTCGAATGGTTCGACCAGATCGATGCGCAGCTTGAGGCGAACTGGCTGGTCGAGGACCTGATACCTGCGGCCGGCTTGTGCCTCGTCTACGGTCACCCCGGCAGCGGCAAGAGCTTCTTTGCGCTCGATATGGCCATGCACGTCGCCAGGGGTGCCGCCTGGCGCGATCGTGACGTTCAGCAGGGCTTGGTCGTCTACATCGGTGCGGAGGGACAGCGCGGCTTGCGGCAGCGTGTCGCAGCGTTCCGGAAACACCACGGTATTCAGGAATTGCCGTTCGTTCTGATTCCGGTCGAGGTCAACCTTCTGGCCGCAGATGGCGACCTGTCAAAGGTCATGAAGACGATCGAGATCGTAGCCAAGCGCTATGGTCTGCCGGTCGGTATGATCGTGATCGACACGCTCGCCAGGACGTTCGGCGGCGGTGACGAGATCGGCTCGGACATGGTGGCCTACGTCAACAATGTCGGGCGCCTGCAAACGGCCTTCACGTGCACGACGATGGTTATCCATCACCGCCCGAAGGACAGCGCGAATGAAACACCGCGCGGTCACGGATCGCTTTGGGGCGCCTGCGATACCATCATTCTCGTGGAGGATAAGGGCGTCGTCAAACAGGCCAAGGTGACCAAGCAAAAGGATGCGGAACCCGCCCCTCCTGTCCTGTTCGAATTGAAGGTGGTCGAACTTGGAGAGGACGAGAAGGGGCGACCTGTAACCTCCTGCATCGTCGCCGTGTCCAACTCTGCGGCCATGCCGGACAAGAAGGCGGACAGCCTGTCCGATGGGCAGCGCGTGACCTTTGAGCAGCTATGTCAAACCCTAGCGGCGACCGGCTCCACGCGGGGGCATGACGTGCCTGAAAAGGTGCTGTCGTTCGGCTTTGATACCCGCGTTTGCAGGCTGTCCGAGTGGCAGTCCCGGACAACCGCGGCGCTCGCAGACCCGGACAAGTCGGCGGACACCATCTCACGCACCTTTCGGCGCTACCGGGATCGCTTGCAAGCCCTTGGTATCATTGGTGTTCATGGAGAGTGGGCATGGCGGATCAAGTGACGGATACCCTATCCGGATACCCTGTCCGGACACCTATCCGGCTATTGTCCGGACAGGTCGGACACCCCGGACAGGTGTATATATACCTGTCCGGGTGTCCGGGCCGGATAGCGGGGTTTGAGGAATGACCTCCCCCACCGGCCTGACCCCCTTCCTGACCAAGGTCGCGACCACCTCCCCCGCAACGTGCCGGGAGTGGATCGGCCAGGCGGAGCGCATCGCGGCCAAGCATGGGCTGCCGGTCGAGTGGGTTGAATGGAACCTTGAGATGGGAGCGCTGAAATGAATGACCCCGACGAATGGAATGGCGGCTGGTGGGCGCCAGTTTCGAAGGTTGAGTTAGTTCTGATTGCGATACTCGTCGTCGTGGTTGTTGCGGCAGTCGCGACCAATGTCATGCGAGTGTTCAATCCGTGAGCGCTGATCTGGTCGCGGGGTATCTGAAATTTCGAGCGGGAGTTTGAGGGATGAAAACCTGGAAGATACGGCGGCTCATCTGGACGGTGGTGATGGCGTTGGCGCCTGTTGCCATTGTCGCTTTCGCCACGTTCGACGCCAATCCAGCGCATTGGCATAGTGCGGTCCCCTGCGTTGTCGGGCTGTGGTCAGCGTTCTTCGCGGTGATGGCCTTCACCTATCCTGGGCATAGCTGAGGAGCCGACGCATGACCATCGACTGGAGCAAGCCGATTGAGGCGGTGCATGAGGATGGGCGGGTGAAGACGCTCACCTTCGGCACCGTCAGCGCTTATCCGGGCTTGGACTATGGCGGGTATATTCCCGGTGTCGGCAACATAGGATTCGACCGTGACGGCAAGCCCGGTGGCCGTCACGCGCTTAGTGGGTGGCTGGCTCGCAACATCGTTCAGCCTACGAGCGAGCAATTTGCAAAAAACGCAAAGAACCCCGCCCCACAGCCTCACCAGACCGCGAAACGGGTCGTGGAGCTACCCGAGGTAGGGAGCGAGGCTGAACGGGCGCTGGTGGAGCGGATTGAGGGCGCCGTACGCAGCGCCATCTTCCAATATTGGGGCACCATTCTCAGCGGCAACGAGTCCGTTCTCGCCCTCGCCGCCCTTCGCGAGATCGGGCGGGGGGTATGAACGCGCATGAGCTACTCGCATTGCTCCCGGCCATGACGAGCGATCGGTACATTCTGGAAGACCAACCGGACTGCATTGTAGTGACTGGTCGCGACACTGCATCAATGTTCAATTATTTAGTTATGGGTCGAGAAGATGTAGATCGCGTCGTACCCGGCCGGATTACTTGGAAGCATTGGCGCATGGGTGAGTATGGAGTTTGGCGAGCTGCTGCCGTTCAACACTTGGAGAGCCATTTATGAACGCGCAGATGATAGCGATCCATTTCGGTGATGAGCTGTGCCGGCATCGTGCATTGACCGCCGCGGAGTCCGATATGCTGGTGCAAGTGGTCGAGAAGCAGCGGCGCAAGATGTGGACGGCGAAGGACGATCGCGAGTTGAAGCGATTGTCTCGGTTACTGCCGGCACATGTGGTGGCGGAACAGGTTGGTAGGACGCCGTGGGCGGTGCGGAACCGGATCAGGCGATTGAAGCAGAAGGAGGTGGGACGTGGGGCGACCGACTGATTATTCTATCGAAGTCGCGGGCTTCATCTGTGAGCGATTGGGCAACGGCGAAAGCCTGCGTACCATCGGCCTTGACGATGAAATGCCGTCTCAAGCCACAATTTATCGATGGATAGCAAAACATGATGAGTTTCGCGAGATGTACGCGCTCGCGCGCGAGGTGCAGGCTGATACACTCGCCGATGAAATTCTCGACATTGCTGACAACAGTGTCAACGACTGGATGGAAAAGTTTGGTGATGATGGGGAGAACATCGGCTGGCGCGAGAACGGCGAAGCAATCAATCGTTCCAAGCTGCGAATAGACAGCAGAAAGTGGCTTGCAGCAAAGCTTCTGCCTAAAAAGTATAGTGACCGTCAGCTTGTAGGCTCCGATCCGAACAATCCCCTCCCACCCGGCTTTCAGGTCAACCTTGTGAAATCAGATGCTGGCCGCTGAACGTCCTAAGGTTGATATACCGGAATATGGTGGCGACCTATGGCTCCCATTTAGGCATCTTGCTTGGCATGGTGGTCGAGGGCCAGGGAAGACGCGTACCGTCGCAACCGGCTTGGTTATCCAGTCAATGGAGCGGCATGAGCGCGTGCTTTGCGGGCGCGAGACGCAACGGTCCATCCGCGATTCTTCGAAACGCGTGCTGGAGGACGAGATTGCTCGCTTGGGTGTCAGTCGCGCGTTCCAAAGTACTGACAGCGAAATACGCGGTCCTAACGACAGCCTATTTCTGTTTACAGGCATTCGGGGCAACGCATCGGGCCTGAAATCTATTGAGGGTGTGACGACGTTCTGGGGCGACGAGGCGCAGCAATTTAGTCAAGGCAGTATTGATACCGTCGTTCCTACTATCCGCGCACCAAACTCTCGGCTGATATGGACGTGGAACCCAGCGCAACCGACAGACCCAATTGACTTGATGTTTCGTGGCGAGAAAGGGGCGCCACCTCGCAGTATCGTGCGCGAAGTCAACTATGAAGATAACCCGTGGTTTCCTGAAGAGTTGCGCGTCGAAATGGAGTGGATGCGTGAACGCGACTACGAGAAATATCTTCATGTATGGCGGGGCGCATATTGGAAAAGCAGTGCTGCGCAGGTGTTCAAGAACTGGCGCGTAGGCAGCCAAGACGAGTTTGATAACGTCAACGTCGCCGAATATCGCCTTGGTGCCGACTTCGGATACAGCATTGATCCGTCTTGCATCGTGCGATGCTATCTTCGCGGACAGACGATGTTCGTGGATTATGAGGCGTACATGATCGGGTGCGAGATCGAGCAGCTACCTGAATTGTTCGGCCGCGTGCCCGACGCCGGCAAATGGCCCGTCACCGCAGACAGCAGCAGGCCAGAGACGATCAGCTATCTTCGCAATCATGGCTTCCCGCGCATTCGCCCCAGCATCAAGGGACCAGGCTCGGTCGAGGAAGGTATCGCGTTTCTCCAGTCCTACGACATCGTGCTTCACCCCCGTTGCACGCATGTCGCCGACGAGCTGGCAACCTACAGCTACAAGCTGGACAAGCTGACGGGCGAGCCGACGCCGGTGCTGGAGGACAAGAACAACCACCTGATCGACGCGCTACGATATGCGCTTGAAGGTGTGCGGCGGGTGAGAGAAAAGCCAGCGATGGTATCTATATCGATTCCATCCATGGCGAGGCGATGATGATCTTTCTGGCGTTGGTTCTACAGGCGCAGACGGCGTGCAAGCCGATCATGGGCCGAATCGTTTGCGAGTCCGAACGGCCATTGGACTATCAAGCGTTGCTCAATCGCGGTTCCGCTATGGTCCCTCAGTACCGACGCCCGAGTGTACAAGATGAAGTGGCTAGGCGCATCCAAGCGGGAGATTGCGAAGGCGCCAAGCGGGTGGCGTTGAAGGCAGGTGATGTTGATCTAACAGCGAAAGCAGTGTCAATTTGCGGCAAATGAGTCTTCCGAGAATACATGTTATCGGAAGATACTAAGACAAATAAAGACAAACTGACGGCCACGTCATGCGCGCGTAATTGGTCCGGTCATGGCGGACGCTGCGACCCTTGAAGACGATACCCCGGCGCAGTCCGACGATACTTTGGTCGAAGTGCATGAGCGCGCGATGCGCCGCTTCGACGACCACGCCCTGCCGCAGATGCCGGTGCGTGAGTTGGCGCTACTCGCCCGACGCTTTGCCGATATTCCAGGCGCTGCGTGGGAAGGTGCGATCGGCGACGCTTACGGTGGCGACGCGCCGAAGCTGGAGTTCCCCAAGCTCAAGCGGGCGCTGCGCAAGCTGGAGAACGACTTCCGGCAGAATCGGATCGAACCCGACTTTCGTCCGTCCGGTGGTGACAGCGATAACGACACGGCCGACACGCTTGACGGCCTGTACCGGGCCGACGCGCGATTCTTCAAGGCGCAGCAGGCTCGCGACAATGCGCGGTCGGAAGCGGCCAAGGGCGGCATGGGTGCCTACCGTCTGCTCAACGATTGGGCCGATCCGCTTGACAAGGACAGCGATTATCAGCGGGTCAATCCCGCTTCGCTGATCGCCGATGCTGACCAGTGCGTGTTCTTCGGCCCGTCCACCCTCTATGACAAATCGGATGCCAAGTTCGCCTGGGTGCTGACCGGCTGGTCTGAAGAGGCGTTCAAGGACGAGTACCCCGATGCGCGTTACGTCGCATGGCCCGAGGCTGTGCCAGGTGCCTATCGCTATGACTGGTTCCGTGCCGAGACGATCGCCGTCTGCGAATATTACGAGATCGAGGACAAGGACGAATGGGTCCTGATCTTCACGCAGGAGACGAGCGAAGAGGAAGAGCGGCATTGGCAGAAGGAGATCAGCGCCGACGAGATCAAGACCCTACGGGATCGCGGCTTCAAGCAGCGCAAGCGCAGGGCCAAACGTCGGCGGTGTCGTAAGTACGTCATGTCCGGCGCCGAGGTGCTGGAGGACTGCGGCTACATCGCGGGCGGTAACATCCCGATCGTGCCGGTGTATGGCGAGCGCGCCTATGTCGACGGTGTGGAGTGGTTCCGCGGGCTGGTTCAGCAAAACATGGATATGGTGCGCGTGTTCAACGCGGTCATGTCGTCGCTGTACGAGATCACGACGCTGGCGCCCTATGAGCGGCCGATCTTCCTCGCCGAGCAGATGCCAAAAAATCTCGCGGAGATGTGGGCGCGGGGTAATATCGACCGCCATCCCTATGCGCTGGTCAATCCTGCCATTGACCCTGCAACAGGTGGTTATGCGGCAACGGGGCCCATCGGCAAGGTCGAGACGCCGCAGGTGCCGGCTACTCTCGCCGCCATGGTCGAGATGCTCAACGGTCTGTTCGCGGAAGACGATCAAGACCCCGATCAGGTGAAGGCGAACACTTCCGCGGACGCGATGGATATCGCCGCAGCGCGGGTCGATGCCAAATCCGGCGTCTTTCTCGACAATGATCGTCAGTCCACCCAGCGCGCCGGTGAACTGTACCTGGCGATGGCATGCGAGTGCTATGTCGAGCCCGGCCGCAAAGTCGAAACGATGACCGAGGATGGCGACGACGGCGAGGCCACGCTTCACGAGGATTACAGCGACAACGGCGAGTTGAAGGTTCGCAACAATTTCGCGCTGGGCCGTTACAAGGTGGTGGCGGATGTAGCTGAAACGACCACCACCCGGCGTGATCGTACCGTCAAGCAGATGCTGACCTATGCCGAGGTGTCGGTTCAGGCGCAGGATATGGAGGGCGCACAGGCTGCGCTCATCACCGCTGGCCTAAACATGGACGGCGAGGGCATCGGTGACTTCCAGAAATGGCAGCGCGCCCGCGCTCTGAAGCTGGGCTTGGTCGAGCCGAACGAGGACGAGAAGCAGCAAGCGGAACAGGCGGCACAACAGCAGCAGCCCGATCCGCAAGCGCAGCTCATTCAGTCGAAGATCGCAGTTGATCAGGCGACGGTTCAGGAGAAGGGCGCATCCGCCTTGCTCAAGACTGCTCAGGCGCAGGCTGTCGGTGGTCCCGAGGCCGCACCTGAAGCGCCATCCGGGTTTCAGCATGATCCGGTTGAGCAGGTGAGCAAGCTGGCATCGGCCAAGCTGAACCTCGCCAAGGCCGCGCACCTGTCCGACGACATTCACGATAAGCGCATCAAGACCGGCCATCAGATCGAGATGGAACGGCGGGCGCAAGACCACGCAGAGCGGGAGAGCACGAGTGGCAACGCAGGCTGAAACCTTGACCGACGAGCAGGACGACGATGTTCTTGATCTGTCGGAAGACGACATCGTTGACGATGGCGAGCCGCAGGACGATGGCGGCGATGAGGATCAAGGGCAGGAGGAAGACGAGTCCTTCATAGGGTTCGCCGACGAGCAGGAGGACGCTGCCCCTGCCCCCGAACCTGCCCTCGTCAAGCATCTGCGCGAGGAAATCCGCAAGCGCGATAAGCGGCTGGCCGAAACGCAGAAGGCCGTCCAGCCCGAGCCGGAGATCGTCGTTGGTCCTCGACCCAAAGCGGCGGACTTCGATTATGACGATGACCGCTTGGAGGCGGCGCTTGACGAGTGGGAGGAGCGCAAGACTGCTGCCGTTACGCAGGCAAGCCGGCGCGAAGACGCCAAGCGCGCGCAGGAACAACAGTGGTCGCAGGTCACGCAGCGCTATGCCGAGCAGAAGGCCGCCCTTCGTATCGCGAACAAGGATCAGGCCGAACAGGTTGCGCTCGATACGCTGTCGCCGACCGCGCAGGCGTTGATCGCCAAGCACGCCGATAACGCGGCGCAGTTCATGGTGGCGGTTGGACTGTCGCCGACCAAGCTCGCTGAACTCGCCCGTATCGACGGCGAGGGCGACCCTTTCGCGGTCGTGAAGGCCGTAACCAAGATGGAGGCAACCTTGCAGACCAAACGACCGGCCGCGCGTCCGCCAAATCCCGATGTGCCAGTTCGTGGCAAGCCCATCAGCGCGAGCGGTGCCGACAAGCAGCTTGAGAAGCTGGAGGCCGAAGCGGATAGGACCGGTGATCGCAGCAAGGTCATCGCCTTCAAGCGCGCGCAGAGGGAGAAGGCCAAGTGACCGATATTCACACCACGCGACCGACCAGCGAGTCCGTCATGAGCCGTGAAGGCCAGCAGAACGCTGGTGGTGTTCGGCATGTCGAGCGGGAAACCGGCTTCGTCCACTACGACCCCGCCCCGCTCAGCGAATATCCGCGCATGATGTACCGGGCGACCGACGTAGAACAGACGCAGCCGTTCGCCGATCAGATTGCGGAACTTAAAGACAAGCCGATGGTCATCAACCGTTACAACGGCCATCTGTGCGAGACGACTATCGCGCACTCGGCAGATGAAGCCGAAGTGCTGGCAAGCAACAGGTGGGATATCACGCCCGAGGCGGCGCATGGTGTCGTTTCCGGCCTTGCTGCGGTGACGACCGCCAAAGACGATCGGATTGCCGAATTGGAGGCGATGCTTGCAGCGCGCGATATCGACAACGACGGCGAAGCACCCCGGCGCGGTCCCGGTCGTCCGCCAAAACAACCTGTTGACGCGTAACTACGATCAGCGTTATAGGCGCAAATAGCACCAATCGCTGACCTCCGAGCGTGACGGGAGAGACAGGTGCAGGGCTGAAAAGCCTGTCTCTCATGCTCGGAGTGTCACATGCCCTCTTCTTTTCCGTATGTCGTAAAGGCCGCGTTCGACAACCTCGTGGAGGGGTTCGAGGACGCCCTGACCTATGGCAACATCGCCACCAAGATCGACCTTGGCGATGCCCAGGAACAGGTGTTCAGCCGCGACAAGGTTTGGATTCCCCAGCCCATGATCGGGTCGAGCTACGATGGCTTCGACCAGACCAGCAATTTCGACGGTCTGACTCAGCTTTGGGTGCCGGCGCAGGTCGGATTCCACAAATCGAGCCCAAAGAAGCTCTCCGCGAAGGAGATGCGCAACAAGATGGCGATCGACATGTACACCAACGAGGTCAAGGTGAAGCTTGCCTCGGACGTGAACCGCGCCGTCCGCAACCGTGTGGCGCTGGAAGGCGGCATCTTCACGAAGCGCACCGTGGCTCCGACCGGTTCGGCTGACTTGTTCCTGTCGCAGGCGCAGATGACCGAAATCGGCGTGCCCGCTGGTGACCGCACGTACATGGTCGGCATTCGCAACGCGATCGGCATGCTGTCGAATGTGTCGGATCGTCAGACGATGGGCTCGCTGTCCGAGCGCGCCTATAAGGAAGGGCTGCTGTCGGCTCGCATCGCCGGGTTCGATGTATACGAGGACGACCAGCCCATCCGCCTCGCCCCCGCGGCTGGTGGCACGACTACGGTCAACGGCGCCAACCAGTATTGGGAGCCAGCTGCTACCACGATCCAGACGGACGGCACCGAGAACAACCGTGACAACCGCTACGGCCAGCTCGTCGTCACCAGCGCCAATATCGCCGGCATCAAGCCAGGCGATGCGTTCACCGTGGCTGGTGTCAACTCGGTCCACCTGATTTCCAAGCAGGATACCGGCCAGCTTAAGACGGCACGCGTTATTTCGGTCAACACGGCGACGAACACGATCACCTATGCGCCGGCTTTCATCTCGAATGGCGGCAACACGATCGGTGGCCGTGAATATCAAAACGTGTCGGCTACCCCTGCGAACGGCGCCGCGCTGACGTGGCTCAACACCGCGCTTGCCGAGGTCAGCCCGTTCTTCGTCAAGAGCGCGGTGGGCCTGCTGCCTGGCACGTTCGAGGTCGAGCCTGAGGACGGCTGGGAGGTCATGCAGGCCACCACGCCGAAGCTGGGCCTGCGGATCATCTGTACCAAGCAGGGCGCAATCAACGACCTGTCGACCAAGATGCGCTGGGACATCGATTTCGGCACGGTCCTGACGCAGCCGGAGTTCGCCGGCGCCGCCATGTATAACCAGACCTAAGCCAATCCGGACCTTTTCTCTCAAACGACAGGAGGGCCAGATGGCCAGCACGAAGACCGAACCATCGACCAACGATCTCTCTGCGAAGGAAATTCAGACCGCGCAGACGGAGGGCGTTAAGAAGGCGATCACGGATAGCGTCGCGGAGGGTTTCACCGCGATCGACGGAAGCCTGCCGGGCGAGCCGGTCGACCAGTTCCGCTACCACGGTGCCGAGGAATCGCAGCAGTGGGCGCATAACCTTGACCTCGGGGTGGACGCCTTCGAAGAGGCGGTGACCGGCAAGGACAGCACGATCCCCGACGAGAAGGTTTACGGCCTGCTCGCGCTGGAGCGGAACGGCCGCAACCGCACGCCATACGTCAAGGTTATGATGAAGCGGCTTGGTCTCAAGGCGGACGAGCTACCGGGCGGTGGTCCGTCGTACACCAACGACATGACCAGCATCACCGACCTGTGACCCTCTTCGGCCCGGCGTGTGCTCCCCTGCGCGCCGGGTCGTCGTACTCTCATGCGAGTGCCGGCCCATGCGCTTCCTGATCGCTCTTGCTGCCCTGACGCTGGCAAGCCCTCTCACCGCGCAGACCGTCCTCAGAGACGCGAAAACCGGCGATTACTACTCCGCTGATCAGACGCGCGAAGATGCCCGCGTCCTCGCCGGGTTCGGCTATACCGTCAGCTCGTCCATCGTCTCGGTGGCGGCGAACAACTACCTGAACGGCCAGCTTACCAACCCGGCGAACAGCGGCGTGACCTACGTCATGACCAACCGTATCCTGGCGTGCAACATCGTCGGCGGGCAGGCCCCGAGCGAGTATGCGCGCTATTCGACGGGTGCGACGCTGCCTGGCACGCCTACGTCTGTCGCGATCAGCAATCGCCGGGCTGGCGGTGCTGCGATCACCGGAACATTTCAGTTCCAGATGGGCACTGCGCCCATGACCGGCACCATCTCGTCGTCGGGCTTCATCCCGACCAACGGCGAGCGACTTGATCTGCTGCCGGTTGTCCTCGTTCCGCCTGGCACGACGTTGAACTATAGCATCGGCGGTGCTGGCGGTGGCTTGGCCGCTGCGGCCCGGTGCGTGATGACGCTCCTGTTCTACACGGTGCCGGTGTAATGCGGCGCAGCATAGATACGCTGGGCAGGCCGGTCGATCCTGTTGTCGACAATGCTCGCATCTATGACAAGCTGGCTGAAATCAATCAAAGGCTGGCGCTGATCGACAGCGGCTATGCCGTGTTGCGGGCAGAGTTGCTGGCGGCGGTTGGTGGTGCGATCGAACCCTTGCCCCTTCCAATATTTACCACCTTACCTGTCATTACCAGCGACGGTACGCCTCAAATCGGCGAACTACTGCTGGGTGTCGACGCGGCGGTGGATGCCTTGGGCGTCAACACCCTAACCCGTGCGTGGCTGCTCTACACGACGGTCGTCGCTACCACCGCCAGTTACACGCCTGTCAGCGCCGCCACCTACACGTTCCGCAACCAGATCGTCGCACCTGACGGGACAGTGCTGGCGACGGCGGCTGCGAATGTTGTGGTGGCCGCTGCGGGCACTGGCCCGACGCCAACGACCATGTTCGCACGATCGCAATTCTTCGCCACCCCATTTTTCGCCTGAGGATAGACCATGGCCGTTCTGACCACTTTCACCTCCGCGACTTCCGGGCCGGATGCGATGGACACGCTGAACAGCGTTCTAGCGCAGATCCTCGCGTTGAAAGCTGCTGTGGTGCCTAGCATCGTCTCTGTGGCCGCTTCCGGCACGACGCAGACGTTGACCGGAGCGGCGGGAGTCGGTTGGACCTACGATGTGACGCTGACCGGCAACTGCGTCTTTACCTTGGCAGCGGCGAGCGCGGGTATATACCCTCAGCTAGTCACGCTTTATCTGCGCCAAGATGCGACAGCCGGTCGCACGGCCAGCTTCGGAAGCGTCGGCTGGGCCAGCGGCAGTGCGCCACAACTCAACACGTCGGGCGGCGCCTACGACGTGCTTCAGTTCGCCACGCTTGACGGCGTGAAGTGGCTCGGCTCGGTTCTGGCGCTTGGCGTGGTTGCTCCCACCGTTCCCGCCGCTCCCACGCTCACCGTGACGCCTGGCAATGCCAGTAACGTGTTGACGTTCATCGACGGCGCGGCGAACGGCTCGCCGATCACATCGCGCAAGCTGTATCGCGGCACGACGGCCGGCGGCGAAACGCTGCTCGGTACGATCACGCTGTCGAACGGCAGCTACACCGACACCGGTCTAACCAACGGCACGACGTACTATTACAAGGCAACCACGGTGAACGCGGTCGGTGAGAGTTTGCAGTCGGCGGAGGTGAGCGCCACTCCGCAGGCTATCCATTACCTGACCACAGCCGGAGCCACATCGAACGCGGCCTCAACATCTACCGGAACGCCTCCCGCTGGCTTCATCGAAATGACAGCGGAAGTAACATTGGCTTCCTTCCCGGCCTCCGGAAAGTCTTGGACTCTTCTGGGGTCGACGGACTTCTTCTTCATCAACGGAGACGGCACGCTTCAGGTGGGCTACAACGCCACGGGCACTCAGTTCCCCAACAAATCGAGCGTTTTGCCCACCAGCGTTCTAGGTGCGCGAGCCCTTCTCCGCGTGGGGATCAACACTTCCGGGGCGGCGGTGACGTTGGGCGGCGTGACCTATCCCAACAATCAGACCACTTACTCCTATAGCCTCGACCAGGGCGCGACCATGAATACCCTCAACTCTGTGGCGAGCGCTACAGCTCTGGCCGCAGGATCGGCAGGGTTCAGCGTGGGCAGCGGTAGCACGGATACGGGAGCGCAGTTCAAGGGCAACATTCACAAGGCCATGGTCCGGAGTTCGGCGGGTGCGGCGATCGTCAACCCTGACTTCACCGCCCTCGCGTCGGGAACCACCAGCTTCACCGATGCGGCGGGCAACGCCTGGACCGTTAACTCCCCGGCGTCCGTCGCATGATCCGTCCCTCTATTCGCCCTCGTGGCGCTAGAGCTACGGGGCAGGTAAAGGTGAAAGCCCTAGAGCTTCTTCCCTGGCCTGCTGCTACAGCGAATGGTTCCTTTGGTGCCGCTTGGGCGAACTATGCGGCCCAGCAGCTTCCCCAGCGGCTTGCCTATATGAAGAGCCTGGGGGCCAACGCTACCAAGACCGCACTCAATGGGATGGTGGAGTCCGGGTTCCCCGCCTCCCCTTTATTCGAAGCCTACGTCCAAGACTTCTGCGACCTCCTGCGGGCGTTCAACCTGCGGGTTTATCTCGCTTTGGCGGGTCCGAACGAGTTCGTGGGGTCCTCTATATCCGATCGCAATTATCGGGTGGGGAGGATGGCGAACAGTATGTCCATCTTCATGAAGCATGGCGCGGACCTTCTTGTGGGGATCGACCTTGCCAATGAGGTGAATTTCCACCGCCCCTCGACATGGCCGCAAGACGAGAGCGTCAATTCTGTCATGGCGGCGGACTTGGCCTACTTCCTCGGGCAAATTCGCTCGGCAGCTCCTGGAGTTCCGCTCACCTTCTCGGTCTATATGCACTCTCGCACGGGGTACAACGACCCCCAACTCAAACTCCAGTCTGACTTGGGGTGCGACTTCCACGACTACCATCCCTACTACAACAAGAACAACACCACCACGATCACTTCCGCGGATGTCCCCATGGTCTCCGATATGGCGCAGCTTGAGGCGCAATCGTGGTATATCGGGGCGGACATGATCGGTGAGTGCGGAGCGCTCAACACTAACTCCACTGCGGGAGCCGTGGCGCATATTAACGGCATGGCGGCCCATTCAACTCGCCCCAAGTCCGTGGGAGGAGTGTACTTCGGGGACAGGGACTACAGCTCCTCCACGGAGAACGGCAACTACGGGATCACGGGTATCGCCCCCCTAGAGGCGGCGTTCAAGGCGTGGCCTTACTCACAAATATGATCCAGCGCGTCCATCAGGTCGGCCGAAACAACGGGGTCTATCTTGCGAGCGAACAGCGCGTCGGATACCTGGATGCCGGGAAGATCGGACAGATCAAGGTTGCGGGGCGAACCGGCTACGGTGCCACGAAAGTCGACGTAGACGGTGGCGCTGGTATGCAGCGGGCGGATCACATCGTGCGCCGTCTGGTCGTAGACGAGGTTGGCAATGCCAAGATGCTTGATGATGCTCTGGAAGAACATCTCGTCAGGTGCGCGGCAATACCTAAACCAGCGTGCGGCTCTTGGGTTGTCGCGGATGAAGTGCAATACAGCCTCAACGGTTTGCCGTGTCAGGCTCCACCACGTTGCGCCGTAATAAACAGGTATTGGTGGTCGTCGTCGTGGCAATCGACGAGTAACTTTGCCTATGATGGCTCGTGCCCAGGGCGACCCTTGGCGAAGGCTGAACAAGCGCCAATCGCCGAGGAACCATTCAAAGGCGCATTGATCGAACCAACCATTACCGTCTCGATAGCAGCGGCGGTCAATCGCTATCAGTTCATCGCCGCCCCCAAGCTGTGGAGCGTGTTTTCTGATCGGATAGTCTTGGCCCGATACAAGGGTAAAGCGATCTGCGCCCAATTCACACGCCGTGCGAAGCAGTTCAAGAATGGCTTCCACCGTCGAATACCCGCACCACCTGACGCGGATACGGCGTGTAACGAAATAAACGTTGGACTGACCAGCAAGCGCAACGCGGAATGGCGCAATATCTGCTTGCCTGTCGATGTGAACCACGAACACCGTGTCGCGGGTCTGCAACCGATTGATAAGGCGCCCCAATATTTCAGGGTGAGTATGGGCCAGCAACAGAAATGCTTGTTTCACGATGTTCCCCCGAGGTGGGGCAGTCATTGCCCTCATCTCAAGATAAATTCTAGGAGAACCGTCATGCGGTCACCATCGCTGTTGTCTGCGCTTGTTGCGGCAGTTTTCATCCCCACACCGATCACAGCGCAGTCGCTTACCCTGACGAACCTCAAGGCCCCGATCGCCAAAGCGAGCGGCAAGGCCCCGGCAAAGACCACGGCGGAGCTTTGGGCGCAGATCAACGGCCTGCCGGCGCCAGCAGCGGCCGCCCCCGCAGTCGTCTACAAGCCCGGCGATTTCGATCCGGCGTTCTACGCCAGGGCTAATCCTGACGTGGCGAAGGCGTATGGTACGAACGTCAAGGCTCATTACGACCAGTATGGCCGCTGGGAGGGTAGGCTGCCCTACGACGGTGCGAAGCCGTGGCGGCCCGATGCCTCCACCCCGCCGGCCGACTTTGCCTATGCACCGGCCTGCCAGATCACGGTGGGCGACGTGTGGGCGCCCGCAGGCACGAAGAAGATCCGCATCCAAGGGCAGCTTACCCGGTTTGGCGACGGGACGCCCTGCGAGCGCAGCTATGCCATGCAGGTCGGCGCCAGCAACACTGCGGGCAAGAACGGCGTACCCGGCTTCAACCTGGGCGAGATCAACGGTCGCGCCTTCGACCAGTGGGAGGTGCTGACCCTGCCCTCGCAAGGCAGCCGCTTCGAGTTCATTGCCAACCTGCCGGCCTGGGCGAACACGGGCGTCTACCACGTCTCGATGCGGTCGGCGGAATACAACCCGATCGTCCGCACCGAGTTCGACGTGATCGTCGGCGGTGAGCGGCCGAAGGATGCCCGCTACTATCCCGACGTGCTGGTCTTGTCGGCACCGACGCCGTACCCGGCCAGCCTCGGCACGGCGAGCTATGACAGCGACCTGCTCGGCGACCTTGCAGCCGACGGCTGGACCTACTGGGACCTGGGCGGGCTGAACGGGATGATCGGCGCGTTCACCACGCCGACGACGAAGACCGCCTCGGGCCAGCTCACGAACAACTATCCGATCATCACCGTCGACGGGCAGAAGGTCCGCGCGCTGGTGATGCGCGATCATCGAAGCGATCCGGTGCAGGGCAAGGCGCTGTTCTCCTCGCCGATGATCTCGCGGACCCTGGGTGACGGCAACCTCGGCTATCGCCGGGTCGTCATGTCCCTGCCGAAGGCGCTCAAGGGCACCGATGCGGCGCTGTGGGGGGTGGTGCCCGGCAAGTGGCCGCCCGAGATGGACACGCACGAAGGCTTCGCCGGCGACCCGCGCGTCTACCAGACCGTGCATATGCCGGATGGCTCCACCACCAGCTTCACGCCTTACCTCGATGTGTCGGGCAAGCACGAATGGCTGGAAGAGTTCGGCCGGCAGACCTATCGCCTGTGGATCGAGAAGCAGCTCGTCGTCGAGCGGCCAAACCTGCTGGTTGGCAACGGCATCGCCACGACAATCTCGATCGAAGGGCCAGGCGGCGCCGGCGGTGCGGCGGATCTGTCGTTGCCGTATGACGGCATGCAGATCCTCGTGCATCGTGTGACGTGGTGGCAGCGGTGACCACCCGCGCCACCATCCTCAAGCGAGGCAAACCATGGTCTTAGTCGCACACCTCCCTGCTACCGGACGACCCAAGCGCGAGATCATCGAGCTGGCGTTCGATGACTGCGGCATGGCGGGCTACGAGTTCGACAGGACGCCGGAAGAGCAGTCCATGGCGCTGCGCAAGCTGAACGCCATGATGTACGAGCATCCATGGGATCAGCTTGGCTACGCGCAGCCCGGCTATGGCGTCGGTCAGGCGGAGGGCGGTAGCGGCCTGCCCGACTTCGCCATCAATGCGGTCGCGATGTATCTCGCCTTGCGGATCGCACCGGGCATGGGTGTGTCGCTGTCGCAGGAGCAGCGCGCGGCCATGGCGCGGTCGTTGACAACCCTGCAATCACAGATCGCGACGATTCCGTGCGTTCATCCCCCCGCCAACACTGTGCGCGGCTCGGGGCACTACCGCGGCGGGCAATACGCGTTTACCGGCCCATCCGAATGACCGCCGTTCCGATCATCTCAGGCGTTACAGCGAACCAAGCGGCGGAATTTCAGCTATCCTACCCGCTGAACCTCGAACCGATCATCGTCGATAGCAAGATCAGCAAGGGCCAGCTTCGCCACACGGCGGGCACGGAGCCTTTCGCGGATGGCCCTGGCATCATGCGCGCGGCGATCGTTTGGAATAACCTCTACTACGCGGTGATGGGCGAATGGCTGGTTTCGGTGTCGTCGGCAGGGTTGGTCACGCAAATCGGTTCCGTGGGAGCGAGCGGCACGGCTTCGCTCGACTATTCGTTCGACCACCTCATCATCCGCAGTGGCATCACGCTCTGGTATTGGGACGGCGTTACGCTCGCACAGGTCACCGACACCGACTTGGGCGCAGTCGTCGATAGTCTGTGGATTGACGGCTATACGATGGCCACGGATGGCACGTACATCCTTGTTACTGAAATAAACGATCCGTTTCAGGTCAAGCCGCTGAAATACGCCAGCGCGGAAGCCGACCCGGACCCGATCGTGGGCCTTATCAAGCTGCGCGGTGAGGTCTATGCGCTCGGCTCCAATACCATTCAGGTATTCCAGAACGTCGGCGGGTCAGGCTTTCCGTTTCAGGTGGTTGACGGTGCTACCATCCCGACCGGTTGCGTAGGAACGCAAGCCAAGGTGCTGTTCGGCGAGACGTTCGCGTTCGTCGGTTCGTCGCGCAGTGACGCGATTGGTGTGCACGTTGCCGGGTCTGCCACATCGTCCAAGATCAGTGTGCGCGCCGTGGACGATGCACTGGCACGCGTAGCTGATCCGTCTCGGATCGTGCTGGAAAAGCGCATCTCGCGTGATGAACTGCGCCTGCTGGTCCACCTGCCGGATGAAACTTGGGTGTTCCTCGCCAAGGCGTCGGAAAAGGCGGGAGAGGCCGTCTGGTATCGCTGCCAGTCAGGCGTTGGGCAATCATATCGCATCCGCAATGCCGTGTTTGCCTATAACCGCTTTCTCGTTGGCGATACGACGACCGGCGCCATCGGGTCGCTGCGAGACACGGCCACCGAGCATTTCGGCGAGTCGGCACAGTGGCAGTTCGATGCCGGGTTTCTCTACAACCAGACGAAGGGCACAATCGTTGACCGGGTCGAATTGGTCGGGTTGCCCGGTCGTGGATCGGACGCCGCGGGGTCGTCGGTGTTCCTGTCCTACACGCGCGACGGGGAAACGTTCACGCCGGAACGCGCGGTAAGCGCTGGCCGGACAGGCGAGCGCACGAAGCGGATCGAGTGGCGCCCGCACGCTCGCATGCGCAACTACCTGGGGTTTCGGTTTCGGGGTTACAGCGCCATGGCGGCCGGTTGGGCAGCATGTGAAGTGACGGCGAGGCCGCTGAATGTTTAGGCGTAGTCCTTCTGCGATAGTGCGATCCCCTGTCGAACAAAATTCGCCGCTACCTCAGCAAACAGCCAATCGGCCTTACTGGGAGGTGCGACTAAGGCATCTTCGTACATCTCACGCAGCTTATCAGCGAGATATTGAGCCTTCTCTGCTGCTTCACAGAGGCGATCATGCTGTTGGGGTGCCATGGGGCATTGATAGCAAAGGCGGAATCTCATGACCAGCGGCGTCGGCTCCCTCCCCCGAGACGTGCTGACCCGCGCGCTTGGCGGTGATATTCGTGCCGTGCGCGCATTCGAGCAGGAGGCCGCGATTAACGCGAATACGGCCGATCGGTTGGCGTCCAATGTCGACGCGACCGATGCCCTGAATGACGCAACAGTTCTGGTACTGTCGAGCAACGCCGCTTTTAATAATGAGCGCGTGCTGAAACTAGGTGCCGGCATTTCAGCGAGAGATGACGGCGCTTCGCTAACAATCTACGCAGATGACGATCTACCGCACGTGCAAGGCGGATTTCCTGTCAACTTGACGGCAACACAGAAAACTAACTTGTTGCTGCCGAATAGCGGCCGACTGGCGACGACGGATCAGGTGGAAACACTGGTCGGCAAAACTGTCGACAAGCCGATCCTGTCGGGCCTTGGCAACTATGCCAGTGATGCCGCAGCATCAGCGGGCGGCGTACCTATCAACGGTATCTACCACAACGCAGGCATCTTGCGCGTCAGACTCGCTTAGTGTAGCGTCTGTCTATCGGCTGTTTAGCGCCTGCGCCGGGGCTTCACCTCATTAGAGGCGTTGCACCTTGGGCCTGTTTTCCGCCATCGCT